CGACGAAGTCGTTTGAGCTTATGGATGTCGAAGACATTTGTCGCAGCATTTTCGTCAAGGCTGATAAGCCTGTCGTAGTAGGTTTCACCTACTAAGTTATCGTCAACTTTTTCCTGAAAGGAAACACAATGCAAGTTCGCAAGTTCAACACCGCTACGTTCTCTGCTTTGCAGAGCTTTGCCGTCGCCGTTCAAACTGGCACGTTCTCTGACATCTTCAACGGAGTTGAAGCCATGCGTCAGTCTCCCCTGTTCGCTTCGAAGGGATGGCAGAATGCCATTGGCAAGTTCAAGCAAATGCTTGCCGGTGACGTCCCGTTCACCATCTTTGCCAAAGGCAACAGCAAGCTTCCTTTCTATGCGTTTTCGACGTTGCCCGGTGTTACCTGCCCCGGTGCCGGTGATTGCCTAAACTATTGCTATAGTTTCAGGGCATGGCGCTATCCTGCTGCCTTCTTCCGTCAGGCACAGAATGCATACCTGATGCGATTCGACAAAGGTGCCATCGAAGCTGCCTTCGGCAAGCTTGTTGCCAAAAACCCGAAGGGTTTTGATTTCCGTCTGTATGTCGACGGCGACTTTGCTTCGCAAGATGACTTGTCGTTCTGGATGCGTCAGCTTTCGCTGACTCCGTCGGTGCAAGCTTACGGATATAGCAAGAGTTTCAGCATCTTCGTTGACTACGTCAACGGTGGCGGCACGGTGCCGGTCAACTATAAGTTGAACATTTCGTCGGGTCACAATGCATCCGTTGACGTAGTCAACGCAGTGCGTCAGATGCCTTTCGTTCGCGGCGACTTCGTCGCTGTGTCGATTGGTCGTAAGGTGAAGGCGAAGGACTACGGGACTAAGCCGGTCAACGACGCGATTCGTGCCCGCTTCGAAGACAAAGTCTTCCCCTGCCCCGGCAAGTGCGGCACATGCACCAATGTGGGACATGCATGCGGTAGTGACGTGTTCAAGGGGCGTGTCATTGCAATCGCTGTTCACTGACACGTAACGACGATCCCCTTCGGGGGACGTCAACGAAAGCCCCTACAGTTGACAGGGTTTTTCGTTGGCGGCAATAATGTAAGCCAATGCGATGCAGTGCCGAGTCGGTGAGAATCTAGCCGGGTGATGCCGGGTTACGACGACGCAATGCAACGAAGTGTGAGTGAGCATGTATGTTACATGAAACACCTATGCGACACGTTGACGACGGGACGAAAGCCCCTACAGTTGACAAAGGTATCGGCATCGTCCTACAATGGATGCCATTCGCTCTTTAACAATCCGCTCTCGGTGTCGGCATGTGTGACAGACATGCTATGGGCCGACGTGAATGATGCATACGTTAAGGCATCATGCATCAGGCAGAGTGCGGCATCTGCCGTGACGTAAGTCACGTTCCCCAAGTGAGGGTGGGTGCCCTTGCGACAGGGGGTTTTCTTGAGCGTTCAATGGTGAGCGTTCAACAAAACCTGAAAGGTTACACGATGACATATTTCCTCGCCATAATAGTGGCGCTCATCATTGTGTTTGTGTTGCTTGAACGCGACGCATTCTGACAACCCTTTCCTGAAAGGAAACAACATGCGAGTCTTCGTTTACTTCAATCTCCATCGTAAGTGCCTCAGCGTGAAGGCACTCGAAGGCGAGCGTAAGGGGCGTGTCATTGCCCATGCGAACATGGTTGTGTTGCATGACGTCACGTTCAAGGTGTCCGAGGCAGGACGTCAACGTGTCATTCGTGAACGACGCAAGAATGTGCATGCCGGTGTAGTCGGTGAGATGTACATGATGGACGGCGACATGCGAGTGCTTGAGATTCTTGAGAATCTATACAGTCCGCTCAAGTATAATCCGTACAAGTTCGACAGCTTCGTTCACGCTGTCAACGAAACGCCAGTGCGTAGTGCAAAGCGTGCTGTCATTGCTTCCGTCAATGGAAGGGGCACCATCTACGCTTCGGAATAACCCCACACTTGACAGGGATTTGACAACGTCCCTACAATGCACCCCATCGACAACGCCGAAAGGAAACACCATGAACAACATCGTCATCAACTCCCTCCTGTCTGCCGCCGCCTCTAGCGGACGATTCTTCACCGTCACGTTTGTCCGCAAGGATGGACGTATCCGCACCATGAACTGCCGCACCGGAGTGCGTAAGTTTCTGAAGAATCCCCTGCGTGTTCGCCCTGCACCTGAAGGCGTCATCACCGTGTTCGACGTGAAGGCGATGCAATATCGCAGCATCCCAAAGGATCGGGTGTTGGCGATCCGTCTTGACAAAACGGAAGCCGCCGCTACAATTTAATCCTGCTCAATCGGTTGGCGTCAATGCAGTAGCGTTGACGAAGGCCCGGTATCGGGCGGCACCAACGACGGAGTATCGTAACCGTCATCTACAACGCAACACTGGAGCACACATGAACGATACACTCTCATCCATCCGTCGCAGCCTCACTCGCTTGTTTGCACGTTACGTCGTCAACGTCACATGGGAAGGCGACACGTTCAAGCACTACACCATCAAGCGCAACAGCGCTACTGAGTGGGCATCCGCATACCCTGCCGACGCATCCACCATCATCGTCACCCGCTACTGAAAGGGCAACGCAACATGCGAACAGTCATCATCACCCATCTGCCTCATCACCCCGCTGAACCCGGCTACACTGCGTTTGACTTCGGGTTGTCCGACAGGAACGACTGCGTTGTTCGAGCATTCGCTAACGTTGGCGTCGACACCTACCCCAACCTGCGTGATTTGTTCTTCCGCATGGGACGCAAGCAATATCGGGGCACCCCTGTGACGACGACGCATGACGTTGCAAAGATGTTCGGTGCAACGTACACTGCACTCGGCAAGTCGGGGCAACGACGTGAACTTTACATGTCGATGATGCAATGTGGTGCTGACGATGCTGAAAGCAAAGGATGCACAGTGGGCAACGTAGCCCTGCGTTATCCGACAGGGCGTCACATTGTGTCGGTGAGAGGGCATGTGTTTGCACTCATCAACGGACGCATCATCGACACCCACGTCACTGCGCCCCGCACCCGTATCATTGGCATGTATACTTTTTCCTGAAAGGAAACAACATGATTGATCCTACCCGCATCACCAACTTCGAACGCACCGACAACGAACTGCAAGCGTTCGCCTTGTTCGCCCTGCTTGTAGCAGGCAAGAACAGCGACGTGACAGCGCGGAAACTTGCGGAGCTTGCGTCGAAGGTGGACGCATCCAACGGGGTGCTGTCAGCACTCGGCAACATGGACGAAACCGATCTGCACAATTTCCTTGTTGCGAATAAGGTGGGTCAGTATGGACGAATCGTCCCCGCTATCCGCCGCCTGTCCCGCCTCAATCTGCGGCAATGCACGTTGGATGAATTGATGTCGATCCCCGGCATTGGCCCGAAGACGGCGCGGTTTTTCCTGCTACATTCCCGTCGTCATGTCAACGTTGCGGTGTTGGACGTTCATGTGCTACGATGGATGCGTCGATTCTACGAAGATGCACCGACGAACACGCCGCAGGGTCTTGACTATGTCAAGTGGGAGAATCTGTATTGCTCACTGCGTACATCATACTACCCCTGCATGTCGGCAGCAGACGCCGACCTGATGATTTGGATGAAGGAAAGCGGAAGGAGCGAGTCGACATGATGAGCGGATACGCTAACGTACTGTCGTTGATGGTTGGACTATTCCTGATGACCGCCGACTTAGGTGTAGCATGGTTTGGCGTCTTCATGTTCGTAGTCGCAATCATCAACATCGCATCAACACCAACCCCCGAGAAAGGCAAGAATGCTTGAACATCAGTTCTATCTATCCGGCAGCGAGACACAGGGATACGCCGTCATCGACGCTAGGGCAGGCATGCCCTTGTGTGCAACGAAGTCTACGATGGCGGAAGCGCTTGAGGTTGTTGTGCAGTGGCGTCTACCCCTGTCCCCGCTGATGTGGTGCAGCGACACGTTGTCATGGGTTGACATCCGACCCAACGATGAAAGTCCCTCCGCTTGACTCAACAATTATTTGCTGATACAGTTTGACCCCATCGATGACGACACGGTGTCGTTGTCGATAACACCCACCGAAAGGAAACACTATGCGTCAATCTCTGATTTTCTCCCGTCGCAACGACAACGGCGTGCTCACTGTCGAAGACATGCGGCAACGTGCTCCTGCTATGTTCTCTGACACGAAGGCAGAGCGCCTGACTGATCGGTATGCTTCGCTCCGCACCGCTGACTTGTTGCCCATCATGGCTGACTACGGATACTTCCCTGTGCAAGCTGCACAGAAGCGTCCGACGAAGTCGTCACCGGTTGCTGCCGAGCACAAGTCACACATGGTTGCCTTCAGCAAAGCCGGTGACGAAGGCGACGGTCAAACCCGTGGCGAGATCATTGTGTACAACAGTCACGACGGCACCTCTGCTGTCCGCCTGTTTGCCGGTGCCTATCGCTTCATCTGCTCCAACGGTGTGGTTGCCGGTGAGGGTATGCAGCAGCGTATCTACCACACGACGAAGTCGCTTGCGACGTTCGAAGAGTCGCTGCGTGGCACCATTGAGAAGTTGCCGAATGTGCTGTCAGCGTTTGAGAAGGCACGTTCGATTAACCTCGACGGCATGCAGTCGTATGAACTTGCGAAGCAGGCAGTGATGAAGCGTTGGGGTATGGACGAAGGCATCGTTGACGTTGATGGTCGTCCGATCAAGGGCAGCTTCGCTGTCGACAAGACGATCCGCGATGCCCTCGGCGTGCAGCGCAACGAAGATGCGTTGTCTGATGCGTTCACTGTGTGGAACCGCATTCAGGAAAACGTGTTGCGTGGCAACGTGATGATCAAGTCCGTCACCGAGCAGAGCAACGGCATGCGTAAGGCTCGACCCATCACCGCAGTGGCAGAGCATGTCCGCATCAACAGCGAACTGTTCGACCTGTTGCCTGCATAATGCAACGCAACGATGGGCTACCGATTGTGTGGCCCTTCCCCACCTACAAAGGTGCGATGCTGCCTGAGTCACAACGACAACGGCAGCATCGTTTTCTTCAACAGCAACAGCGCAAGCAAAGTAAGCAAGCGCTCACCAACATTCCTCCTGCACTTTTCTGAAAGGATACACATGAGCAAGCCCATCGTACACTACATCAGGGGCAGTGAAGCGAACACCGGCTACGACCACACGTTGTCTGTGTTTGCACTTGATCACCCGAAGCTTGGTGCCGCCCGCATCATAACGTCACGCATCGTTGACATGCGTGAATACGGTATCTTCGAAACTCTCAACAGTCTGTATGTGCCTGTTGATGAATCCCTCATTGACGACTACATTACGGAGTAACACCATGCAGAAACAATTTACCGTCACCGTCTACTCCGATCCGTCCCATGCTTGGGCTAAGGTTAAACGCAGTGTGTTGACAAACCTGAAGATTGCAGATAAAGTTTCTTCCTTCTCATATCAGCGTGGCGACTATGCCTACCTTGAGGAAGATGCTGATTTCCCTCTGCTGATCGCTGCATTGCAACAACACAACACCCGCATCAAGTGTGTTGAGAAGCACACCGATAAGGAAAGCCGTGTGCGTTCCTATGAGCGCTACAGTGTCTGACGACGACGGCTTGTTTTGGGTGGCGCTAGTGATGGCGCTGCCTTTCTTTCTTCGACTCTTCATATGAACATCGAACAGCAATTGAACGAAATTCGTGAGCGCAACAACGAACGTCTGAAAGACGCAATCGCTCGACTCGGTACAAAATATCTCCTGCATCCTGTCAATCGGGTGAAGAAGATCAAGACAAAGAAGGGATACCTCAAATGATCAGTGAAGTTGATCTGCGTGATTGGATTCACCTGAAGCCTGTTGAGTTATACGCAGTGCCACGTCATAACTACGTTAAGTTTTGTGATCAATACTTTTATTTTGATCATCTCGACGGCATGTATTCCTATTGCCTCGACATGACGGGTAAACTATTTCATATTCCGGCAGCAGCACAAGTAACCCCGTTACGCAAACGAAAGGATGAAGATGAATCGTGATCAAGTTGTAGGCATGTTTGTTGGTGCGTTCTTGGGCGACATGCTCGGCGCACCGTATGAGTTTCAAGAACCCATGTCCCCGAACGACGTCAAGCTGACGACGGGCGGCACACACGAAGTGTCGTTGGGTGAGTACACAGACGACGGCGCGTTGACGCTTGCCCTTGCTGAGACATACGTTGCACGTCGTTGCTTCAATGCCGACGACGCGATGATGCGCTTCAAAGATTGGCGCAGGACGGGCGCATACGGCACTCGGGGTTACGTCTTCGACATTGGGCGCACGACGGCAGCAGCAATCGACCGCATGGAGCATGACCGACCCTTTGCTGCCACTGGCGGCACTCACGATAGCGGTAACGGTAGTCTGATGCGGATTGCCGCATGCCTTGCTGCCAATCACAACAACAGCATGCAAGCGCTTGCTGACGCTGTCGCCGCAAGCTTGATGACACACGGCAACGCTGACGTGTTGAACTACACTGCTGCCTTCGTTTCCGAAGTGATGGGGCCAGTGAACCCCGCCTTCCATCGTCTTTATTTCAATCCGACAATGACCCGCGAAAAGAAAGGATCAATCATGTACGCTTTCAATGCGGCGCGTCACGCAGTACACTACGGACGTGGCGACGGTGGCGCAACGCTGCGTCATGCTGTGTCGTACGGATGGGACACCGACACCAACGCTTGCATTGCAGGCATGTGGGTTGGCGCAAAGGAAGGCATTGGTTGCTTCCCAATGCAGTATGTCGACGCGCTTCAGAATAAAAAGCGCATTTTCGAAGTTGCTAATGCTCTGTACGAGCTAGGAGAACGAAACAAATGACAACGCCCCTTCACCTTCGCTTTCGCAACACAGACATTTATTACAACCCGCCACAGTCTGCGGTTGATGCGGGCGTGGTGAAGCGCAAATCTTTTCCCTCCGCGAAACAAGACGAAGCTATTGCATATGCTGACGAGTGCAACGCTCGCATCGAAGAATGGCGCACAGAGATGAAGCACATCTCTGGTTTGCAGAAAGACGGCAAAGTTAAAGACGTCATCTTTGCATATCTGCACAGTGTCGACTTCACTAAGCTGACTGACATCACGAAGCGGCAATATAAAATTGCCATCGACGCATGGCGCAATGTGCGTGTTGCAGGACTTGCATTGCAGCATCATAAGCTGTCTACGTTGGAAACGCCCATGATTCAGCGCATGTATGACGAGGAGACACGCAGGACGACAACGCACACTGCCAACTACAACATGACGGTGTATCGTGTTGTCCTCAACTATGCTATTCGTTGCGGATACACTCGGCACAATCCGTTTGAGAAAGTGCGTAAGCAAACGGTGAAGAAGCGCAAGGTGATGTGGGAGCGCACCAATGTGCTTGCGTTTCTGAATACGTCGTTTAGTCGGTGGCAGTGGCGCAATGCGGGCCTCATCTTCTACATGATTTACGAATGGGGACAGCGCGTCAGCGACATCCTCAAACTTAAATGGGAGAACATTGACTTCGAAACCAACACCGTCACGATTACACAAAGTAAGCGTGGCGCGACAGTGAAGTTGCCAATCTCGCCGGGACTTGGTAAAATGCTTCAGCAGCAGAAAAACGACTTCGTCTTGTCGGAATATGTTGCTCCGCAGATGGTAAGGCGTCACGGCAAGTTCGTACCGTACAGCATCAGTACGATCAACAACTACGCAACCGACATCATGCGGGAAGCGAAGCTCGACAGAGAGCTACAGCTTCGGGATCTGCGTCGAACTGCCATCACTGAAACTATTGAGAACGGTGGCGACTTGTTGACAGTGATGCAGATGAGTGGTCATCAACACGCTGCGTCTGTTACGCCCTACTTCGTTCACACTCGCAAGGGTGCGGCAAAGGCGCAAGAGATTAGGCAATTTCCTCAACAACTTATTCAGCAACAAGCGATGTTGCAAAGGAGTGCAAGATGATTGAAGAAGCATTGATGTTGCTCTTGTGGGCGGCATGTGATCGGGAAGAACCACTTGACGAAGATGAGTTGAGTGGTGCAATAATCGGCATTATGATGTTAGCTAAATTCGAAAGGGAACAACGTGAACAACAGCACGCATAAATATATTTGGCAAAACGGAAGCAATGGCGCACTCAAGATTGTCGAAGGAGAAGTTGAGCCAGAAGGCGAATGGTATCTAATCGGACGTGCAAATCCTGAGAAGGGCGATGATGTCAAGTATGACAACTGGCATGTATACGCCACCGACTCCAAAGTAAATGGGGAAACCAAATGAGCGACAATCAATTCCTTGCCCTGCGCTTGGCTGATTTGCTTGATTCCGACTTTGATCCTGATTGGATGTACGAGTTGGGCTACGACCAGATCGCTGCCGAACTGCGCCGCCTGAGTGCGGTGAACGCAGAACTGCTTGAATTGCTGATTGAGGCCCGCGAAGAACTGAAAGTCGAGCCGGAAATGTTTGAGTTCGTTTCGCGAATCGACGCAGCAATCGCAAAGGCAGGAGAGCAAGCATGACAACACTGAGAAAAGCAGCGCAGCAGGCGCTTGAGGCAATGGAAGCCGCTGATTGGTACATCGACCAACTGGAAATGATCGTGTACTCCAGCGATGACAAAAGCACCCACGAAGAAAGGGTAAAGCTGCAAGCCGCCATCACCGCCCTGCGCGAACGACTAGGAGAGAAGGCATGACACCGACAAACAAACTGCGCTTCGTGGAACGCGAGGTGAGCGAGCCAGTCGAGCAGCGAGAGCGCGAACAGATTAACCGCGTCGTCAAAAAGCGCATCCTTCAGCAGTGGTGGGAGAGGCCCAGTATGGGAACCCTCAGCATGGGCTTCGGTGACCCGATACCTATCGGGGAAGTCCACGGCGAATGGCGCGATGTGCCGATTGAACAGGAGAAGGCATGACTAAGGAAGAACTGATCCGCATGGCGCGGGAGGCCGGTTGGGAATATGCAGACGATGACCGTGGCTTTGAACCCCTTTGGCACTTCGCCGCCCTTGTCGCCGCTGCCGCAGTGCGTGAGACATCAGCGGAGTACCGCCTTGGTTGGAACGATGGCGCAATGATGGAGCGCGAGGAGTGTGCAAAGTTGGCCGATGCTGAACTGCGCAACTTGGTTGTACTAACAAGTTGGCCGGGGCAGTCAAGCGCCGCTTTCAACATTGCAAAAGCCATCAGAGCAAGGGGGCAGGAATGAAAGTCGGACGAACAATCGCCCTAGTTGTATTGTTGACATGGGTCGCCGTATACTTGATGGTGTCATTCGTGACGTGGCAGATCGATGCGTCGCAATGGCAGGAAGAAACACGATTTATGTGCGCGTTTCTATTCGTACTACTTTCACCATTTGCGGCGATGGTAGGACACGATCTATCTCTAACCAAGGATAAAAAATGAGCGGATGGTTAATTGCATTGACGGGTGTCATCTATCTCTGCGTAGCTCTTGAACAGTTGTACAAAGGCAACACACCAATGTTCATTTGCTACATTGGCTACGCTATTGGTAACATTGGACTTTACAGGATGGCAACATGAGTGAACTACGCAACGCAGTGATAAACGTTCTAGACTTTCTAGAATTTGGTGGACGCAGACACGACCGTGTCTTTCATGTTGATGCTTTGAAGGAGGCTTTACGAAATGATCAAACAACTGAAGCAAGTGATGAAGTCGATTGTAGACAGTGTCGACATTTGGATCGAAAGAAAAATTGTTCAAGCGAGTCCCCTTGCTCCAACGGAGACAAGTTCGATGGACTACCGAGGCTGCGACTATATCTTACAGATTCAAATCAAGAAGTGTAGCGATAGCTTGTTCTGGTACCACCGAGAAATTGGGGGCACCTTCATGGTGGAAGCTCAAGACCAAGATAGATATTGGGTGCGGGAACCTGATGAACATCGCTGTCTCAACTTTGTCTTGAAGAAAGACGCTGTTGTCCTATGACCACATCTGCACGAAAGGTGAAGAAGATGAAACCACGCAATCCAGTTGCAGTGCCCGCCGCCGTTCGTGGAGGTGCGGGAAAACATCGAAACAAAAAGAAGGACGCAAGACATGGGGTTTCTAAGAACACACGTTTCGTGTGACGAATGCGGCAGTAGCGATGCCCGAAGTATCAACATCGACGGCAGCAGTTACTGCTTCTCTTGCAATCACTACACTCCACCAGACGACGAAATCGTTGTCGAATATTCCAGACCCATCCAAAGGAAAGCGAACATGAACTTCAAAGCGCATTTTGACAATAACGACTCTCCCTCCATCAGCGCACGTCGCTTGACCAAGGCAACCACTGAACGCTATGGCGTTACGTCAGATAGCAACAACTATTATTTCCCGTATTACGACGACAACGGTACGCTTGTTGCCGCAAAAGTGCGTAACAAAGCTGAAAAGAAATTTACCACCGAAGGTGAGTGGACAAAGTCGACCTTGTTTGGACAACAACTGTTCAGCAGCGGTGGCAAGTACATCACCATTACTGAGGGCGAATTCGACGCGTTGGCGGTGTTTCAAGCCACCGGCAGCAAGTGGCCCTGCGTCAGCATTCGCAACGGCGCCACCGGCGCATTGAAGGACTGCCGCGCAGCATACGAATGGCTGAACAGTTTCGAAAGCATCGTCGTCTGCTTTGACAACGACGAACCCGGCAAGAAGGCAGCAAAGGAAGTTGCAGAACTCTTCGGCAGCAAGGCGAAGGTGTACAAGCATGACGTCGACATGAAGGACGCATGCGACTACATTGCTGCAAATAAAGAAGCCATCTTTGTGCAGCGGTGGTGGGGCGCTGAGGCATACATCCCTGACGGCATTGTTGCCGGTAATAATTTGTGGGATCTGGTGTCGACTCCTCCTGCCCCGGCGCAATGTATGTACCCGTGGGATGGGCTAAACGCGCTGACGTATGGTATTCGACATGGCGAACTTGTCACTGTCACTGCGGGTAGTGGATTGGGCAAGTCGCAGTTGCTTCGTGAAATTGTTTGGCATCTGCTGTGCAACACCGAAGACAATATCGGACTGATGTTCCTTGAGGAAGGCATTCGCAAGACGGGCCTGTCTGTTATGTCGCTTGCTGCCAACAAGCCGTTGCATCTGCCCGACACGGTGGCGAGCGACGAAGAGCGCAAGGACGCATTCGAACGGACGTTGGGCACGGGTCGACTGTTCCTGTTCGACCACTTCGGTAGCACCAGTGTTGACAACATCATCAATCGTGTGCGCTATATGGCGAAGGCGCTCAATTGCAAATATGTTTTCGTTGATCACATTTCCATCATCGTGTCAGCGCAGGAGAGCGGCGACGAGCGCAAGGCAATCGATGAGATTATGACGAAGCTTCGAATGTTGGTGCAGGAAACAAACATCGCATTGTTTGCTGTGTCACACTTGAAGCGTCCTGACGGGCGTGGTCACGAAGAAGGCGCAGCTACTTCGCTTGCCCAACTTCGTGGAAGCGGCTCAATTGCTCAGCTTAGTGACATCGTTCTCGGTGCTGAGCGTAACGGTCAGGAAGAAGACATGACCAAGCGCAACACGACGTACTTGCGTGTGCTAAAGAATCGTTACAGCGGTATGACCGGGCCTGCATGTTCGTTGTTGTACACGAAGGAAACCGGTCGCATGCTTGAGTACACGCCTCCCCCGGAGGACGAAGACGACGACGTGCTGTGATGGAGTCGCCTTGTATTAAACTGTGTCGCTTACACAACGGTGTCTGTACCGGGTGTAAGCGCACCGTTGACGAAATCACGCAATGGGCTAGAATGACCGACCTTCAACGACGCAACATCATGGAGCAACTACATGCCAGAAATACTGATGGAGATCATCACCTTCCTACTAAACCTCTTTGACATCTTTCGGAGTCTGTGATGGATTTCGTATTCGACATTGAGACTTACCCCAACTGCTTTTCGTTCATCGCTGTTTCAGCCGACAAACTGGAGAAAGTGACATATGAATGTTCTACTCGAAAGAATCAAGTCGCAGACTTGTTTGCATTTCTTGATCGTTTGCGCGATCAACAACACCGCATGGTGGGCTTTAATAATCTTGGCTTTGACTACCCTGTCATCCACGATCTTCTGAGCGTTCGCGAAAAGGCTGTCACTGTAAGCGGTAAAGCCGTTGCTGTGCGTGCCTATAAGAAGGCGATGGAAATCATCAAGAGCGAGGACAAGTTTGAGCACGTCGTTCGCACATCGGACGAATATGTCCCGCAAGTTGACTTGTACAAGATTCATCACTTCGACAACAAAGCGCGTTCAACGTCGTTGAAGATGCTTCAGTTTAATATGCGAAGCGACACCATCGAAGACTTGCCGTTCGATGTTGGTACGCAATTGACTGACGATCAGATCGACGTGCTGTTGTCCTATAACGCGCACGACGTGTGGCGCACCCTCGACTTCTACAATGAGAGCAGGGGTGCTATTAAGTTTCGTGAAGAGTTGACGCAGAAGTATGGGCGAAACTTCCTCAATCACAATGACACAAAGATCGGCAAGGACTACTTCGTCATGCGTCTTGAGGAAGAACTGCCGGGTAGCTGCTACAGCTACGACAGCAAGGGTCGACGCAGCATCAATCAAACAAAACGCAAAGTCATCAACATCAAGGAATGCCTCTTTGATTATTATGACTTTCATCGTCCTGAGTTTCAGGCAGTGTTCGATTGGTTTGCGGGTCAGAAGATTACCGAAACCAAAGGTGTATTCTCTGAAATTGACGAAGCTGACTTGGGCGACGTGGCGCAATACGCACAACTGTACACAAAGCGTAAGAAGTTTCCGCGTGTACCTTCGTTCGAAGACATTGACGATTTCAAGAAGCAACATCCTCTCGGTTGGGTGGAGAAGGTGGAGTTGAAGGCTAAGAAGAAAGGCGAAGCGCAATATTCACATTGGATGTGTTGGAAAGAAGCGGATAACCTCAACGTGATTGTTGACGGCTTCCGTTTTGACTTCGGTACTGGTGGCATTCATGGCAGCTTGGAAAACACAATTGTTGAAGCTGATGACGACTGCATCATTGTTGATGCGGACGTGTCTTCCATGTATCCGAATATCGCCATTGCCAATCGTGTATACCCAAAGCATCTGTCTGAGAAGTTCTGTGACATTTACGAAGACGTCTACAACCAACGCAAGAGCTACGCTAAGGGCACGGCAGAGAATGCCATGTTGAAGCTTGCATTGAACGGTGTGTATGGCGACAGCAACAGTCAGTACAGTCCCTTCTATGATTCGCAGTACACGATGAGCATCACCATCAACGGACAACTTAGCCTGTGCTATCTGGCTGAGCAGTTGTTGAAGATTCGTGGCATGCAAATTATTCAGGTCAACACCGACGGTATCACTGTGAAGTTCCCGAAGAAGTATCGTCGGTGGTATGACACGGCATGTAGGCAGTGGCAGGAAAACGTTGGTCTTGAGTTGGAGTTCGCAGAGTATTCGAAGATGTTCATCCGTGACGTCAACAACTACATTGCGGTCTACACAAATGGCAAGACAAAGCGCAAAGGCGTGTATCAGTATGAAGGACTCGGATGGCATCAGGATCAGGGCGGACTCATCATTCCCCAAGCTGCTGAAGCTCACATGCTCAACGGTGTTGACATTGAGAAATACATCCGCGATAATTCACACCGTGTTCACGACTTTATGATGCGAACGAAGGTGCCTCGCAGCAGTCGACTTGTACTGGTACAGGAAGATGGTAGCGAGGTACAGCAGCAGAACATCTGCCGTTACTACGCAAGCATCAACGGGGGTAAGCTGATCAAGATCATGCCCGCGCTGACACCGGACGGTGACCCGCGCAGGATTGGTATTGATACAGACTATCTGTTGAAGACGTGTAACAACATGAAGGACTTTGGCGACGACATTGACTACCAATACTATGTCGACGCAGCAAAGAAGTTGCTGATTAACAACACTGACGAAGGGGTTGTTGACAGAACTGAGGCAGCGTTCCTATAATGCTGACTTACCACGAAGCCGCACCGTGGTTCATTGTGCGGCAACTCTGAAAAGGAAAACCATTATGGCTGAAACTCAAATCGTGAAACTGAAGGCTGACATCATGTGGGCACAACTCGACAAGGTCAACGAAATGTCGGGCAAGTATCAGGTGAACCTGTGCAACCTCTCTGATGCCGCTGTGCAGGCGCTTGAGGACATTGGTATCCCCGTTGCCGAAAAGGAAGGACAGGGTCGCTTCATCACTTGCAAGTCGGCTAACCCGATCAAGGCATTTGATGCTGATGGCGACGAGATCGTCGGCGTGAAGGTTGGTAACGGCAGCAAGGCAAAGGCCGTCATCAACCCCTACGAGTGGAAGTACAAGAATAAAAAGGGTGTGTCCCCGTCCCTTCGTAAGCTTGTTATCACTGACTTGATTGAATACGGTGGTGGCGATACCGCTGCTCTGGACGACGACGAAGTGCTGTAACAATGAAGTCGCTCCTTGATGCCGACGTAATGGCTTTCAGGGCAGCGGCTGCTTGTAAAGAAGAAAGCGTCAGTGCTGCGCTGTTCACCGTGGACAGCATTGTCACTGACGCTTTGCTTTATTGCGATGCCGAAGATCGGTATTGCGACAAGTGGCAACTGTATCTGACAGGCAGCAACAACTTCCGCAAAGACATTGCCGTCACTGCACCCTACAAAGGTAACCGCACTTCACCAAAGCCTGAGCACTTACCCGCTGTACGCGAGCATCTAATCAGTAAGTGGGGGGCAGTTGTTGCTGAAGGACAGGAGGCAGACGACGCAATTGCCATCGAAGCGACGAAGCTGCTAGACAAATGCGTAATGATTAGCGTGGATAAAGACTTTCGTCAGATCCCCGGCTATCACTACAACTTTGTCAAGCGTGAACATTTCTATGTCAGCGCTGAAGATGGGATACGGTTTCTGTATAAGCAAGTGTTGATGGGCGACAGCACCGACAACATCATCGGCTTACATGGCATCGGCCCAAAACGCGCAGACGCGTTGTTGCAAGACTGCAACACAGAGCAGGACATGTTTGACGTGTGTGTTAAGGCATACGACAATCGTGACCGCGTTATCGAAAACGCAAGACTTCTTTACCTCAGACGAAAGGAAAACGAACTATGGTTGCCCCCGGACGAACGCTCGGTGAAGTTCTCAAAGAAAAGCTCGACCAAATCGAAAGCGGTGAGTACAAGCAGTACACCACCGTCTACGACGTCGACACCTTCGCCCAAACCGAAGCGAAGAAAGAAGTTGGACGCAAGTACGACAACGGCAAGCCCCGATACGGATTGCTGAAGCCTTATTCTCTTGAAGAAGTGGTGAAGGTGCTGACGTATGGTGCCAACAAGTACAGCGCCGACAACTGGAAACATGTTGACGACATGGAGAATCGCTACTTCGACGCAGCGCAACGCCACATGTGGGCGTATCGTCGCGGAGAACTGCGTGACCCTGAGTCGGGGATGCATCATCTGGCGCACGCAATGTGTAGTCTGATGTTCATTCTCGAAACCGAAATGGAACGCGAACGTGCCTACAAAGAAGAAGTCCCCTTCTAAGGGTCGTAACGGCGGGCAGTGGACGGAGGCACGATTTCGAAGTTTCGTAATCAGCGCACTCCGCGCTGCCTCCCGTCGATGGCCCGTGAAGTGGGCGGTATTGAAGGCAGCATTTGTTGGTAAGACGATCAACAAAAAGACGGGGAAGTTGGCAATGCATTACAAATGCAACGAGTGCAAAGCCAATTACCCTGCTGCCGAAGTGGTTATTGACCACATCGATCCGGTTGTGGATACAATGAAGGGCTTCACCACATGGGACGACTATGTCGAACGCATGTTTGTGGAGGCAGAGGGTCTTCAGGCACTATGCAAAGAGTGTCATAAGATCAAGACAGACAACGAACGAAAGGAACGCAAAAATGCTAAACATTCAGATTGACGAAGAGACTTTTGAACAAGTAATGGTGGAGCATCTCAAGAACACCGCTTTCGCATCTTTGGAAGATGCGAAGTATCTGCGACACCCTCAAGACGCAGAGTTTCACTCTAAACTGCTTCCCGCACTGCTCACCGTCATTTCTTACTTCTCAACGGCAAACGACTACAGGAAATTCACCGCTGAGTTGTTTACAAAGACAGAAGAAGAAGTTGACGATGATTTCCAGTTTTCGTTTCATTTCGAGGATGAAGAGTAATGGAAGTCACTCTGATTCGTGAAAACGAAGATGGTAGCGCTGATTACACATTCAATATGACGGACGATGAAACGCAAGCGCTGATTCGTTTTGCCATCATCGAAGCGTTGAAGCGTGCAGTCGAAGAAGGAAATAAACTTCAAGTTAAGGAAGACGATGAAAGTAACGACGGTTTGGGCAACACCTGATGCGGAACGGATGATCGCGTACATGGCGCGAGTGTCCAATCCCGCAAATCAGACGAATGAGAAGTATGTGCCGCTGATCAAGTATCTGATCAAGCATAAGCACTGGAGTCCTTTTGAGATGGTCAACGTCTGCATGGAAATCGAATGCACCCGCGACATTGCTCGACAAGTCTTGCGTCATCGCAGCTTTAGTTTCCAAGAGTTCAGTCAGCGCTATGCAGTTGCTGACGGTTATGAATTCTCAGAAGCTCGGCTGCAAGACGAGAAGAATCGGCAGAACAGCATTGCTGTTGAAGACCGCGAACTGTTGCAGTTTTGGGACGAACAACAGCAAGACGTGTTGGCGGCAGCAAAGCGTGCATACGAGAACGCGCTTAACGCAGGCATCGCCAAAGAGGTTGCCCGCAAGGTGTTGCCGGAAGGACTGACAACGAGTCGAATGTACATGAATGGCACGTTGCGTAGTTGGCTGCACTACGTTGACATTCGTTGTGGTATTGAAACTCAAAAGGAACATCGCGACGTTGCTTTGGCGTGTCGTGAAGAACTGTGGAAGCATTTCCCTAACGTAATGGAGGCGTGTGTTGGAGTTTGATAGTTATCAAGAAAAGGCGTGGGGGTTTGCCATGTCATCGGCTAAGACGACGGAATATCTCATTCCCGGCTTAGGCGGCGAAGTCGGTGAACTGCAAAGCCTCATCGCCAAGTCTGTCCGCGACGGCAAAGACCTGAGCTATGCTGATTTGTCAAAAGAATTGGGAGACATTCTGTGGTTTGTTTCGTCAATCGCTTTCTTTTACGGCATCCCGTTGAGTGTCATTGCAGAGAAGAACATCAACAAGCTTGATAGTCGACAACAGCGTGGGGTTATCGGTGGTAGTGGTGACAACCGATAACGTTCTGGTATAACATTCGCCCCTCAGCGCCGACCACTGCGTCGGCGTTGTTGTCTCAACAAAGGAAAAATACATGGATATTGACATTTCAAACGAACACACTCATAACGGAAAGACACAATGGAGGTGTCATGGAACAGAAGCAATGTGCCACATGCGAGAAAACTAAGCCGTTATCAGATTTTCCCGCCCAAACTAGACGATCTGGATCGCTTTATTATCGACCCCACTGTTATTCATGCAAGTATGACAAAGAAGTCTTATCTGGCAGAGTAACGGATAAGCAGTATTTGAAAGAATACTATTATTCTAATAAACTGGCGTTCAAATATAAAGCATATCGACACGGTGACTTGACTAGGTTTGGCTCTGCATGCGAGACTATCGACCGAGACAGCGCCGTCAGGATGATGATGCAGTCGTGTGTATATTGTGGTGTGGAGAAAAGTCATGGGTTAGATCGCAAGGATAGTAGCAAGGGACATAGCGATGACAATGTTGTTCCTTGCTGTGAGAAATGTAATTTTATTCTTGGCGACTTACCAAATGACGCAAAAGTTTTGTTGAAAACTGGACTGACAGAAATTAGAGAAAAAGGATATTTTGAATCATGGACAATACCAACCAAGCGAAAGAAAACATCGTGACCCCTTGGTCTACCATTGGACTAATTACTTATAAAAGGACATACGCCCGTCGTCTGAACGAGCAAGACGTCAACTCTCCCACTGAAGAGTTTGACGACACCATCAATCGCGTCATTACCGCCGCTAATGCCCAACTCGGCTGCAACTTCACCGACGAAGAGCAGGATCGCCTGCGTCGCTACATGCTTGAACTGAAGGGCACCGTTGCCGGTCGATTCCTGTGGCAACTCGGCACCGACACCGTTGGTCGACTCGGTCTGTCGTCGCTGCAAAACTGCGCCTTCACCGTCGTTGACAAGCCGGTTGAGCCGTTCACTTGGGCTATGGATTTGCTGATGCTCGGTAGCGGCGTTGGTTACAACATTCAGCGCGAGAACGTGGACAAGCTGCCCCCGGTCAATGACAACTTCAAGACGCCTGTCCGCACTGACAGCGCTGATGCTGACTTCATCGTGCCTGATAGCCGTGAAGGTTGGGTTGCCCTGCTCGGCAAGACGCTCAAAGCCGCCTTCCTTGCCCACAAGAGCGGCAAGCAGACGTTCACCTATTCGACGCAACTGATTCGCTCTAAGGGTGCTCCTATCAAGGGCTTTGGCGGTACTGCCAGTGGCCCCGAGGATCTGGTGTGGGGAATCAGCGAAATCGGTAAGGTGTTGGAGAAGCGTGCCGGTAAGAAGATTCGTCCCGTTGATGCTCTCGACATGATGAATATTATTGGCGCTGTTGTGGTTGCCGGTAATGTGCGTCGCTCGGCACAGATTGCCATTGGTGATCCTGACGATGTCGAATATCTGTTGGCTAAGCGTTGGGACATGGGCAACATTCCTTCGTGGCGTGCCATGTCGAACAACAGCGTTGTTTGCCACGACGTGACCGACCTTCACGACTTCTTTTGGGACGGATATGAAGGCAAGGGTGAACCCTATGGCTTGATCAATCTGAAGCTGTCGCGCAAGATTGGTCTGCTCGGTGACACCCGTTATCCCGATCCGAAGGTGCAGGGCTACAACCCCTGTGCCGAACAGAGTCTTGCAGATAAGGAAACGTGTTGCCTTGCCGAAATCTTCCTACCCAACATCTCTTCGTATGAGGAATTTGTTGACGTGGCAAAGTTGCTCTATCGCATTAACAAGCATTCGCTTGCTCTGCCGTGCCATCTGAAGGGTACGGAAGAAATTGTGCATGCCAATATGCGGATGGGCATCGGAGTCACTGGCGTGCTGCAATGCACCGAAGAGCAGAAGGGTTGGTTGCGTCGCGCTTATGACGAACTGCGTGCGTTTGACAAGCAATACAGCGAGGCTAACAACTTCCCTGAATCGGTGAAGCTGACGACAGTGAAGCCGTCTGGTACGCTGTCGTTGCTGCCCGGTGTCACTCCCGGTTGTCATCCTGCGTATGCTCGGTTCATGATTCGTCGTATTCGTATCAGCAGCAATCACCCTCTGGTGCAAGTCTGCCGCGACCACGGCTATCATGTCGAGTATCAGCAGAACTTCGACGGTAGTGAAGATCGTAGCACGGTGGTAGTGTCGTTCCCGTTCCGTCATCCCGACACTGCGGTGTTGGCGAAGGACATGACTGCCATCGATCAATTGGAGACAATTAAGTGGCTGCAAGAGAACTGGAGCGATAACAGTGTTAGCTGCACTGTCTATTATCGCAAGGAAGAGTTGCCCGAGATTCGTAAATACTTGAAGAAGTATTACAAGAACTCGCACAAGAGTCTGTCGTTCCTGTTGCATTCGGAACATGGTTTCAAGCAAGCACCGCTTGAGGAAATCACCGAAGAGCAATACAATGCACTGGTGGCTTCGACCCGGCTGATTACGAAGGTTGAAGAGGCTAACATTGGATTGGACGATAGCGAATGTGCAGGGGGTGCTTGCCCGATTCGCTGATAATCCAGTGATATAACGGAGCCGCTGTTGGGAAACCTTCAGCGGCTTTTTTCATAAAGGAACTCAATGAAGCGTGCTGCCAAGACCGTCACTGAACGTGTCAGGAAAGAAAAGTTTGTTCGTGATGATTTCCCCGTTCTAACTCCTAGAAACGAAAATCAAAAGATACTTCTTGAAGAGCTAAGGCGTAGCACATTAGTAGTTGCAGCGGGCAGTGCAGGAACGGGCAAGACCATTATGGCTTGTTGGCATGCGGCCAAGAAGCTGCATCACGGCGACGTGAAGAAGGTAGTACTCATCAGGGCATACCAACCCCTCGCGGGGCGGTCTATCGGGTTCCTGCCGGGTTCTCTTGACGAGAAGCTGATGCCTTACTATCAGCAGATGATTGACTACTTCGAAGACTATCTCGGCAAAGCCACCACTGAGATTCATCTTAAACAAAAGACGATTGAGATTTGTTCGCTTGAAACTATTCGCGGACGCTCTTGGGAAAGGGCCATCATCATCGTTGACGAGGCGCAGTCGCTATTCGTTCCCGAAGTGCAGGCGCTTGTCACTCGCATCGGTGAAGGCAGTCAGATGATCTTCTGCGGTGACAACAGCGGAACGCAAACAGATGTCCGAGTCGGCACAGACGGCTTGACATACCTAGAGCAGCTTGTGGTACGATACGACATAGCCGACACCGCTTTCGTCAAGTTCACCCGCGACGACATTGTGCGATCAGGCATCACGAAGGAATTCGTTGTTGCATTCGAAGAGGAACTATGCAGGCGTGACCCGCTAGTTACTCTGGCTGATATTGATAAACAATTTAAGAAGGGTAGATGATGGAAGTGTTGATTCGCACGCGATTGGGTATCGGGCTTGATATTGAGCACAACGAAGAAATTTGTTATCGCGCAGAAGATGAGAAGGGTAAAGAAGTATTGCTTTGCTATGTTGGACTGCTGATAAAGGTTCCGTTTTTGACGATCCACATCGGTGACTTCGTAGACCGACGGGACATGGCTGATGATTGAGGTTGAAATCACTGACGACATGATTAGTCGTGCGCGTAAAAAGGCGAAGGAGATGGGTACGCTGAAGAACAGCATTACCTTTGGTATGGGCAACCTCATCGGGTTCATCGGTGAGGAAGTCGCTGCCCACGTCTTCGCTGTACACGGTAAGTCGGTTGATCCGACGAACACCTACGATTACGACATGATTGTGGACGGTGAGCGCGTTGACGTGAAGACGAAGTCAACCTCTGTTGCTCCGTTGCCGCACTACAGCAACAGCGTTGCCAACTTCAACACGAAGCAGGAGTGCGACCACTACGCTTTCGTGCGCGTGAAGAAGGACTTGACAACGGCATGGTGGTGCGGTGTATACTCCAAAGACCAGTTCTTCAAAGACGCTGTGTTTATGAAGAAAGGGCAACTCGACGCCGACAACCGATATACGGTTAAGGCAGACTGTTACAATCTTCCCATTTCTCAACTAAAGGATATGATATGAGAATTGATAAGAACTTTTTCATTTCGAAAGAGTCCATGTTTGCATTCGAAGAAGGCTACTACGCCTTTAAGCGCGGATGGGTTGTGTGCAAGTACAATCCCGAAACGCTCAAGGGCAAGGAGTGGCAGCGTGGATTTGACCTCGCCTATTTCGACAATCTTAAAAAGGTGAGTGCAGATGCAACAAAACGAATCGCTTGAAGGCACCATCATTCTCAAGGCGACGGAAGACGCGCTTGACATGTTCGTCAGCAGCGGATTGACGAAGGAAGAGGTGATGGGTTTGTTGTTTGAGGCGCTGTCGGCATTGGACGACAACGAAACGCCACTGGATGAGCCACTCCCGTCAGGGTCATTAGGCGTCGGACAACTTCAATAACTACCAAAGAGAAAGCCCCTTACGGGGCTTTTTCATTTGCGTCGGACGAGTCCACCTTTGTTGAATTTGTCAGTGATATTAAGTAAGTCATTACCAACTTTTGAGTCTGTACCCGCCCTTAAACCGCGCTCGGCAATTGCGACAAGCCGTCCCATGTTGTCTGCCTTCTCACTCATGCCAAACTTCTGCAACGCATCACGCAATCCTTTGAGATAATCCGACCTATAGAACAAACTGGTCATGTCGTACTCGTAGCTTTCACCAATACCACTACGAACGTTTGAGATGCGTCCAAGCTTTGCAGAATTATTGAGATAGTCGCGGACGAGAGAATACGCCCGTGTTGCTGACGTCTTATCAAACTCTTTGTAAACGGGATACACAGCAGCTTCGTCGTTAAGTTTATCTTGCAGCTTACGCTTAGCGGTTAGAATTTCTTCATATTGCTTACCTTTCGGTGCAATTTCATCAACATTCTTTCCCATCTTCATCTTGTCAGATTCGATATATGCCGATTCTGTTTCGTAGAAGCCAGAAGTGCGCGGCAAACGCAATGCGCGAGTACCCGTTGGCGATCCGGTGATGGTGCGGGCGGTGGCGTCCAAGTCTTTATCTTTATACTCGCTCGGCTTCATGTTCACGCGGGTGAAGATGTAGTCTGCGTAAGGAATCTTCTTCTCAAGAATGTTTTCAGCGGTGCCACCAAAGCCGGTGGCGGGATTGAAATTGAGAGCAATGTCGGTTGTCATCGACGTGGAGCCTGTACGCAACTCTTGTTGTGCCGTGCGCTTAGACAGCGAAGGACGGCGAAAGCCATCGGCTTCAATCGACGCAATCTTTTCCGTAGATCCACCGTGATAGAGAGTGATGTCGGGAGTGTCGGCATACTTCTTCTTCAGCCGATCATATTCCTTTTGTTTCTCTTCCATCAACTTAATGATGCGGCGGTTGTCACTGCGAATAACCGGATCGTATTCTTGACCATATTTGTAACGGAACTCGCCCAGTGCAACATCCAACACCGGTTCATCAAACCGTTGAGCCTGCGGCATCGATGACAACTCTTTGTAGTTTTGTTCACGAAGCTGTCGAATCTCTTCCAGTATCTGATTGCTTTGAGCACCCTGACTTGTTCCGAGTTTACCGCTGAAGATGCTTTTCTTGTTATCAATGGGTTCGGCAGGAATAACGTCTTCTTCACCGGTAATATCTGCTTTGGGCTTTTGCGCCTTAGCCTCTTCCACTTCAGCAACAACTTCGTCAATATTCTTAGCCTTCGATTGCACGTCAAAGGGCATGTCATATTGATTGGTCTTGTCACCGAACAGGGTAATTGCCTTCTTTTGCAGTTCGTTGGCAAACTTCTCAGGATTCTTCTTTAGCTTCGTATATGCGCTCGGCATGAGGAAGCTGTCCTCAAGCGCCTTCTCAGCTTCGGCGTATTGATCATCGCTGAACGCTTTGTTGGGGAAGTTATAGGGCGACTCAGTCGCAGCAGGGGTCGGCAAAGCTTCTTCGGTCTGCGAAGCGATGCCTTCTTTCTTTGCCAATTGTTCCGACAACGACAGCACCACTTCGTCTGATGCCTCAGCCATCTTCTGCGACGACTCAGACAGCGGAATGCTCATCTCCACCTCTCGCGGCAGTTCGTCTGCGGCAGAGGTAGCCTTGATCGATTTCGTCGCCTTAGACGCCGTTTTAGGCGTAACCAGAGGCATCTTAGCCGGTGCTGCGCTGACGGCTTCCTCCGACGCCTGCTCCGAAAGCGACAGCGCCACCTTCGGCGCTGCCTTCGTCACTGCTTTACTTACGAGTTTGCTAACGATGCCCATTGTTATTTCCCAAACAAACGATTCATCTGTTGTACCACACCGCCGACTGCAAATTGCTGTCCACCGAAGTCAGAATACTCAGGCAATTTGTCGTAGGCTTTGTCTTCCTCCATCGTCCTGCCGCCATGATCACGGGCATAACGCTGATTGACAATCTTCTTCTTCTCTGCCGACAGTCGCATGTATTCAATGCGGCTTAGTTTCTCAGGAAAATCTTGAGCGAATTGACCTTCGGTTCGCGCCTTTGCAATTTCGACAGCCTTACTGATGGCGTTATCGATCATCACCTTCTTTTCTTCACTCAGCCCTTGCTTATAATCAGGGCGAGTAATTACTTCGTTAACGAAATCGATAGCAAACTTGTTCGTGTTCTCAATGAACAAACGATCAAAGTCTTTGTCACCACTCGGACGACCATATCGCTTATACAGATCGGTGCTGTGCTTGATGATTTCCTTCTCAGCCTCCGTGCGATTGGGAATAGTGCGGAAGCCGACGAGTCGATTAAAGAATTCGCCTTCCTTAGACGGCGTCTGTTGCTCTTCAAAACGAACGACAGCGGGTGGCAGAGATTCTTTGACGACAGGGAGTTTCGCCTGAACCCGTTGCTGTGCAGCCTCGACCATGCGCTCGCCTGCGGTGTCAGCGGTCAACACGTTGGGGTCACGCGCCATTACTGCTTCATCGCCACGAATCAGGTCGAACATGTCGAAGATTTGCTTCGTCACAAACGGCTGCGTGAAACGGCCCATGAAGTCACCGGCAATTTTACCGAGTCCTTCAAGAAAGGCTTTGCCGCTCTCATCGCTCTGAGTCAACTCCGTCAGAGTTTGCAGGAAACTATGTTGAGTACCGGCAGGGGTTTTGAAGCCAACGATGTTCTCAATAATATCCTTTGCAGGGGCATTACCAGTACCACCGGCTACATCACGCGCAAGCCAATCGGCAAGGCCGAGATAGGGCGCAAGCGGAAAGATAGATTTCACATCGACAACACCACCGTCCGCCTTCACTTCGTTCCAATTGGTGTCGAGATTGTTCTTGCGATACTCATATGCAGCGGCAAGAGCGCCAAGACCGACAGTAGCCTGAATAGCCTTTGTAGCGCCCTCACGCGCCACCATCTCAGCCTTCTCCAGTTGACCGGCAGCACGAAGTTTAGCCGCTTGTGTCGCGTATTCGGTAGCGCCGATAAATCCCAACGGGCTATATTTGTATTGGAAGGCAATGGCGTTGGTAATGAATCGCGGGAACGGAATAGCCAACGACATGCCGGGGGCTTCCGCAACACGAACAAATTGACCACCGATCTTTTCGAACGAGTCTTCAAACGCAGAGAACGACTTCGCGTAAATCTGTGGCGTGTACGAGAAGGTGTCTTTGAACGAGTTATCCAGTGCCTTCTTCAACACAGACGTGGGAATATCTTTGTTCTGTGACAGCACATCCTTATACAGATCAACGCCAACACGACGCAGTTCTTGATCAAGCGACGCAACAAACGACGCACGACGATACATGCCATCCATTGCGTTATTGAGCGTCTGCGACCAACGGGCAAGTTTGCTGACGTTGTCCATTTCGGTGTCTTGCGTTGCCGTAGAAATACGACTGAGCAACGACGGATTATTCTCCAACACCTTCTCAGTAATGTCTTCAGCGAGTCCGGTCTTCCGCATGTAGTAGAACGTGCCGATAGCATCCTTGAACGCATCGCCCATCGTCTGACGCAACACCGTCAACTTCTGCCCATCAGCAGCGCTCAGTGCAGTGCCAACGCTATATCGAATGCCTTCGACCATCTGCACGCCGGTCTTCAACGAAACGCCAATGGTGTTACCGACGATGTTACGCGCCAAAGTGTCGATACCGGAAGTGATAATTGCCTTCGACTCACGCTCAACGCGCTGAACGGCTTGACCAAACTTTGTCAGCGCACCGACTTGGTCGTTGTCAACACCATACAACTCTTCCATGCGCTTGTTGAAACCGGGGTCGATTTCACGCATGCGATTGAGTGCGCGAGAGGCAACGGAGTAACTCTGCAAAATCTTACCGGCTTCAGACGCAGTGGTCTTCGTCATCGCGGCAAACTGATCGGGGGTAAGACCAACCTTGTTGACGGCAGATTCAAGCGCTGCATTATCGAACTTGTCCAACTCCGAAAGCGTGCGATATACGGCATCGCTAATTTGTTCTTTAGCAGGATTGAAACCAAACTGATCAGGACTGTCCTTCATCAGTTGCAGCGCCATGCGAACAGCGGTCTTGCTGTACGCTTCCTGCACTTTGCTATCGGTGACAGCCGTTGCCGGGTCTACTTGTTCCAGTAGCGACTTACCATACGATTTCACATATTCCGAATGAACTTGATCGAAATCGCGAGTCATCGCTGCAGCGATGTTTTGCTCAGTCGGTGTCAGCGGTGCAGAAGGATTAGCGGTGGTGACGTTACGACGAACGAGTTCTTCGCCAATAATCTCACCTTTTTCTTTGATGGTCGGAGCCTTTGTTGCCTTGGCAGAAACAGCGCCGCTGATCACGCCTGTCAGCATCGCTCCACGAACGGTGCGCCAAGCATCAAACTCAGGCACTTCCTCACCGAGCGCACGCGCAGTCTCTTGTTCTGCACGCTGCGAAGTAATATCGGCAGCAGCACCCGCCGCCATTTCAACAGCGGTAGACGCACCAACTTCGGCGCGTTTTGCAACACGACTCAGGGCTTCCTTCTCAAGACGACGATTCAGCGGTTCGGTGACGAGTTTCTTGCCGCCTTGACGAACAACAGTAGACGACACCACTTTACCGGCTGCGGGGCCGACATATGTAACGGGATCGGAAATGATTGACTTCGCAATATCCCATGCCGCTCGCCACTGACCGGGAGCATCACCGGCTTTCTCATACAAGTCGCGACCAACAGCAATTGCTTGCGCTACATCGGCACCAGAGTTCTTCAGCGCCAACAACTCAGGGATAGTACCAAAGACGGTGTTAAATTCGGCAAAGCGACGATTGCTATAGAAGCGATTAACGAAGTCTTCCCGAGTTTCTTTCTCGGCATCGAACGTCTTCTGACCAACCGCCTTCATGTAACTGTTAGCCATGTTGAACAACTCATCGTTCTTAACGATTTGTTCAAACGGAATCTCACGCGCCTTCTGCTCGGCTTTACGTTGTTCGATGTTCTGCTGACGTTGTTTACCCTGAATGGCATAGACGCCAAAGGCGGCACCGCCCTTGCTCTCAACCGGAGCCATCGTAGACGGAGCAAGTCCGGTGTCGACGCCATATTGCTGTCGATACATATTCGCTTGAGCGCGAATACCTTCGATGGTTGTGGGAGCCTTTGCTTCGCGTGCAAGACGAGGCTCAAGAGGAATGTCGTCAGCCGGTACAGCCGCAGCAGCCCGCTTCGGCGCGGCAACGGCGAAGTCAGGCATGTCGTCCATCGGCACGGCAACAGACTTAGTTGCCTTTGGTGCCGGGAAGGATGAAGGAAGATCGTCGTCAGGAACTCGCATTAGAGGTATTCCCACTGTCCATTTCGATAGATGATGTCTTTGCCGCTCTTTGACTTAGACCGAGTGCCTTCCGCAATGGTGCGGGCTGTCGGAGCAGGCGCAGGAGCGGCGGCGGGAGCAGATGATACCACATCACCGGCAGTGCGCGGCTTAGCGGGCTTCTCAGGCATCGCAGGCGCATCGGGGATAACGGGACGACGATTGTCATCCAAACGAATACCGAAAGCCTGTAGCGCCGATTCAATCTTCTTGTCCATGACTTTGCCGTCCGGTGTCATGTACGGACGCAACGAAGCAACGACGCCTTCGCGCTCACGACGAATAAGTTGCGCCTGCATCGTCGGATCATTACCGGAGTATTGCATCGACGTGCTACCGTCTGCGTTTGTGACAAACGACAGTTGCTTTGACGCAGCGCTAGTACCAAAAGTATCGCGAACAGCGTTAGCACCGGCAGTGCGACCAATGCTGATCAGCGAGTTGGTCGTCGGAATCTTTTCGTCGGGCTTATTTTCAGCCTCTTGCTTACGACGATATGCGTCGTATTCCTTCAGGTAATTAGCAGCCCATTGACGGTCTTGATCGGTGACATTCGTCATCGACTTATCGAACACAATGGCTTGAGCACGCGACAACTTCTTCGCGTGATCCATTTGCTCTTCGGTCATATTTGACGTGGTAACACGATATGCGTCAAGACGATTCTTGGCGGCGGTAGCTTCTTTGCTTCCTTCACCGAATTTATCAACAGCATCAGCGTAGGTGGTTTCAAAGCCTTCCAACTTTTGTTTCCACGTCTTCTTATCTTCCTTCTTCAGCAAGTCGAAGTTAACAGACGCAGCGGGCGTCGGCATCTGCGGCTTAGCACTGCTTTCCGCAGCCGCCACTTCTTGCAACGTCATACCGCGAGCGCTTGCAATCTGTTCAAGACGACGTTGTTGATTGCGAGATGACGGGGCCAACATAGACCCGCCTTCACTCTCCAACACCTTTGCAGGCTCGGCAGCGGTGGCAGCGGTAGGACGAGCAGCATTCTTAATCAACTCATCGGGAGTACCGGAGAACAACTTCTCTTTGTTGATGGTAATAAGCGCAGCAGGATCAACGTCAACACCCGACGTCCTCGCTTTCTTCAGCGCCTCAAACGCCATCGGTGACGTCAAATATGCCTTCTGCAAGTCGGGGTCTTCCACCTTCATCTCAATGAGCGCGTCACGGCGCTGACGCAGTTCTTCTTCAATAGCGGCGGCTTCCTTTTCGCGCTGCTGCTTCAGCACGGAGGCGCGTTCGATGCGACCCTGCAACGCAAGATTGGAGAACTTGCGTTCTTCGTCAATGCGCTCAACAACACTTTCGGAAATACCGGCGCCAAAGCCTGCAAGACTGAAACCCATTACTTTTTCCTCCGAGCGATAAGACCGCCATTTTCCTGCTTAGACTCAGCCATCTTCGTTACAGACTCTGTAACCACGCGATTAACGACGTCGGTCGGCATAACCTGTTGTGTCTTCATGTCGTCGGCAGAAATGACGTATTTGACACCATAGATTTCTGCGAGGGCAATCATCAACTCTACAACAACCGGTTTCGCAAGCATTGCCGCATCGATAGAATGCATGCCCTGCATCACACCAATCTTCATCAATCCATCGGCAATCGTAAGCAACGGGATGTCGCGCTTAATCGAATCGATAAGGCTCGGCAATACTTCTTCTTCAACGAGTTTGTCGGAGTAATAGTCGATCACTTCATCAATCGTCGTGTACTGAGGAGGACGTTCCCACGGTGCCGCACCGGGTTCGCCCGTCAGCGAAATACCCGGAATAGGCTTATGCATGAAATTAGGCTCCATTCTTTGCCTTCACTTTCTGTGCTGTCTTTCGAATAGTTGCAATGTAAGATGCGAGAGTGTCAATGTAGTCTGCTTCAGAACGAACAGTGTCTCGTTCCTTGCGCGACATAATACCGCCGTCTGTCTTCGATGGCTTACGTCCCATCTTTGCGATGCGCTCTTCAACTTGCGTCATCAACTTTTTGTAGTTTTGCATTTAGCCCCCGAACAAGTTCTTAATGAAATCGATGCCTGCGTCAACAATCTTGTCGCCCACTTTGGTACCCGTCAGCACAGAGCCGAGAAGCTTACCGTAAGCCGCACTGGTTTCAGCGTCAATCTTATCACGCTGTATGTCGGCTTGCAACACAGCCGTCGCCATCGACGCAGCACGATCTTCTTGACGCTCATACGAGTCAAACACCATCTTCACTTGATCACGATAAAGCTGAACTTCGTTGTTATACTGCGTTGTCGTCATGTTGTTTGCAGCGCGGGCGTTTTCAAAATTGGCTGCGTTAACGGCGGCAGTATTGGCGGTACTGATTTGAACGAGCAATTGAGCATTCGCCTGATCAACAACGATTTGATTTTTGGTATTAAATTCATCACGGCGAGCGTCCATCTCAGTGTTAAACTGAGCCATTGCATTTTTCTGACCCGCATTAAACTGACTGATTGTGTTTGCTTGCGCGGTGTTGAACGTCGATACGTCTGTTGCAAGTTTTGTCGCAAACTGTTCTGCCTGCTGCTTATTGGCAGCATTAAATTGCAGCGCTGCGTTTTGGGCTGCGGTATCACTCAAAGCCGCCTGTGCAAGCTGTTGCGCCTTAATTACTTGTGCCTGCTGCTGATTATTCATGTTCGCAATGTCCATCTCTAGAAACGCCTTTGCGTTTTGGACAGCGGTTTGTTGACGTGCGTTCAGGTTTGCCATATCCATCGACGCCTGCGCTGCGGCATTCGCAATCACCGTAGCCTGACGGTTGCTCATGTCCTGAATGTTAATGTCATTCAAAAACTTCGACTCAGTCAGCACCCGGTTTTGCTCTGCCGTAAAGTTGACCTGTGCAACCTCCGCAACTCGGGCAGCATTTGCAATAGATACTTGTTGGCGATTGCTGAGTTCTTGACCCTTCAGCGACGCTTCAATCTGTGCATTAGCAACAGCGGATTGTTGACGTGCGCTGAGATTCGCCATATCAACTTGCAGATTCTCAGCAGAGCGTGCCAACATTGCCTGCTGTGCAAGATTGAGGTTGAGATTGTTGACTTCGGCAACACGGGCAGCATTGGTAATTGCAACCTGAGTACGGACATCTAAATTCTTTTCCGCAGCAGCTTGACGAAGCTGTGCATTAGCCAACACCGTTGCTTGCTGATTTGAAAGATTCTGTGACTGCAACGCAAACGCATTGCTGCTGTTTTGCAGAGCAGCTTGTTGACGCGCGTTGAGGTTGGCAATCTCCATTCCTTGAGCAGCCGCAGCATTAGCCAGTGCCACTTGCTGACGGTTTGCCAAATTCGTCAAGCCCATCTGCTCAAATGCTTTTGCGTCAGCGGCAGCGAGGGGCGTTGCTGATTCCATTACGGCTTGCACAATTGCAGCGCCTGCCATACTGCTCCCACCCAAACCACGCGCGGCAAGAGCGGCGTTAGCAGCACGCATGGCACCCGCAGCCCACGCAGGAGTGCCGTCGTTGAAATCTTGCATGTACTTCGCAAGTTGTCCACGAACAGTGGCTTCCGCCTCAACGCGACCCTGCATTACTTCAGCCGTACCCGCAAACAGATTACCCTGTGCAGCCTGCATGATGGCATCACTGTTAACCTTATCCATCGTGGCGGCGACAGCCTGTACCGCTTCCATTTGCAGCTTCTGCTTATCAACATCAACGAGTTCTTGTTCCGTAACGTCGCGACGCTGTGCCTGAATCTGAGACTGATAATTTGACTGCTGCGTAGCCACTGTCGGCGCACCACCGACGTCGGCAACAGTGGCAACATTTGCCAACATGCCGGGAGTGACCGTCATCGGGGCAACGCGCTCAACTTTTGCCGCTTCTGCGGGCGTGGCTGCGGTGGCAAGCGCACCGGACGACAACTGCCCCTGTGCCGCCTGTACTTGTGCTTTGTCACTGACGGTGCCTGTAACGCCCGTAAGCCCCGTCAAAGCGTTCTGAACGCCGGGAACGGAAGACGTTGCCTGATACGTCGATGCACCGGGGGCGGGGGCTGCGGTAGCCTGTTGAGCAACCGCGCTTGTTGTAGTAGCTTGCGGAGCCAGATCGCTTAGTTTGTAATCACCCGCATTGAGTTGACCAGTATTCGTGGCGGTTTGTGCAGCCTGAACGGTGCGAACATCGCCCACTTGGGGTACACCGGTTTCTCCATAAGTAACAGAGGGAGTGGTAGAGGTAAGCGTTGTTCCGCGAGTGGAAGCAATATTTTGCAAAGCTGCCCAATTCTCGTCAGATTGAGCACCGAACTGCACTTCCGCAGCGGCGCGAATCTGAGCGTCCGTCATACCAGTAGAGCGCATAAGATTGTATGCGTCGGCTTTTTGTGTAGCAGAAGCCGATGTATTGGTGGAAGTATTCGGGGTTGGCGTAATGCCGGCAGTGGTGTATGTTTCTTTAGTAGGGTCAGCCGGGGTAATGCTCTTCTTTTCGTCGGTCGATGTCGTGTTTGCGGTATCTGAGAAGTCTTTGACGTATCCGGTTTCGTCCGCGATCATCCCCGGCATCACAGTGCCACCGTCAGCATACTTCTTCACCATGCCGCCTTTAGCCATGTACTTGTCAGCAACCATGCCATACTTCATGGCAAGTGCAGGAGAGCTTTGCAGAAACTCATCGAAACCCTGCATAGGGCCATCATAGCCCAACTTGCGAGCTACAATTTCTTTTTGCTTTGCGGTGAATTCTTTACTCATACTTTTCTCGGGGATTGAAGTGCGTCGTGCATGTAAGCAAACAACGTCGGGTTATCACGGAACAAAGCAACAAGTCCTGCAACGGTGCAAAAGACTTGTCGCTCGGTCAACTCAAGCTGAAATATCTCATCAATGACATGGACGGCTTCGTGGATAAGTGTATCACATTCCAACAGCTTCTGTTGTCCTGCGCGGAGAGAAATAACGCTACTCTCAAAATCGACCCCGCCAACTTGGTCTTCGTATTCTTGAAGCTTTACCACTTCATATTCGCGACCTACGATTTTCAAACTGTTAGGGGTTTCGATGTTCATTTCAGTAACTCTGCTTCTGCTTGTCGTCGCAGCGTAAGGCCGCGCAAAACTCTTCCTGCCGCCTTGTTCCACTTAACAATTTCTTCTTGAGCGCCACGCCAATCTTTAACGTTAACGCGCTTTCGCAATGTGGAAATCTGATAGTTTCGCAGTCCGCAGTTATACGCGAAAGAAATGATGGCGGCAAGGCGTCGCGGAGGCTCATTTATCAGTTCTGGCGAAAGTGACAAAACTCCGCGACAGAAGAACATCAAATGTTTATCAAGCGACTCTTCCGCCTGTTGCAGCGTCCAGACAGTGTCGCGCTTTACCTCGGGGCCGGTGCTACCGTAACCAATCGTCCACGGTTCAGCGCCTGTACCGGGATCGGGATAGGCAGCACAGCCACCATCAGGAAGACGCCGTGCGTAGCCCTCAAAGGGCTTACAAAGCGCTTCCCGAGCGATGCGAATGGCATCGGCTATCATCGGGCATTGTAGCGTTCAATGGCGCGTCCAATGAACCAGAACGTCAACACCATGTTCAGCATGCCAAAGTCTTCGACCGTCCAGTGATGCTGAACGACGTCGTACCAAGACGCGCCGGAATTGATTGCGTAAGTAATCGCAACAATTTTGAAGGCGACGTAAAGTCCAAACAGGATGTACGTCACGCTCGGACGAACCAGTGCCGAAAGTGCTGCCACCCACTTGTACGAGGATTGTGCCGTAGCAGATTGCTCTTTGAAGGCTTCCTGAATTGCGTCTAGCTGCGAGATGCCGTGTTCGACGTATTTCTCTTCCATTCGGAAAGTACCACGAACCTTTTCCAAATCGGTCTGAAGAGTGAACATTGCCAATTCGTGCTTGCGCTCATTAGCTTTATCAAAAAACTTCAACACTTCGGGGGCAAGTCGAAACAACCCGCCGAAGATACTACCGAGTAAACCACCGCTCAAAACTTCCAACATTACAGTTCCTTATTTGATAAGATCTTTAATTGCTCTTTTTGATCTTGAAGGCAGTTTGGATTTCAACTCTTCGATCTCAAACTTGTACTCTTGCACTTGAATCTTCAATTGATAAATTTCAGTCTGATCCTCTGCTCTGTGCTTTTCGCATTCTTCTTTCAGAGTCTTCAGTTCGGCAACCAGAGAGTTAATCTGATCGTTTTGACATTTGATTTGATCGCTCAAGATCTCATAAAGACTTGCTTCAGCAGTAGACGCCGAGTTGCTTTTTTGAAGCAATTTCCACAAGCTGATGCAGATGAACAAGGCAATTCCTCCCGCACCTAAATTGAGGAACACGTTGCTAAGGTCGATGAAGTTTTCCATTATGATTACTACAGAGTTTACCGAAAATAACTCTCAGGTAGTTGCTTTCCAAATTTTTCGGAAACCCAAGCGTTGTAGCAATGATTTTCTTCTAGTCTAAGAAAACTAAAAATCCAATCTATTACAATTCTTGGGTACTTCCTTTTCCCTTCGATTGCCCAACGATAAGCCGCCGCGCTTAGGGTTTCGTCAGGCCCATATTTACCTAAAGAAAACCAACAGAACATAAACTGATCTAAAGAAATCAGCATGTACAGGACGCGTTGTTTCACGGCGTCGGCTCAGGCGTCGGCGCCGGGACAGGTTCCGGTACAGGTTCGGGTGCAGGCTCTGGCTGAACCTCATCAGCCCACAACAGCGCAGGCAGTTCCGCTTCGATGTCCGCATATCCGGCAGGCATCTCGCGCTCACCGGCAAGCACTTGACCCAAGATTGCGTAGAGCGCAGCCCATGTCAGGTCACGCAACTCCACCGCACGCTGGCCCTCGGCTTGGAACTTCGGCACTGTTGAGGTTGCGTAGGTGGCGGCGCTCAGGATGCCGTCGTAGTTGCGTGTGCGTGCGAAGTCATCAAGCCGGGACTGCACCGCCGCGACGATTTCGGCTTGAATCTGCTCGGGCGTCTTGGTTGGGGCAGGCTCGGCAAATGTGGGGGCCATAGGAAGATTTGGCGCATACACCCACTCCCCGAGGTTCCACACCCAATCCGAACTCGGCTCTGGCGGGGCGACATCCGTGGAATTCGCCGTGGAGTCGGTTTCCCCGGCGTAGCGCCCATAAGCGTCGAATGCGTACATCATGCCAACCTCATGTATGCGGTTGCGCCAGTTCGGATCGGATTGATTGGGCCACTCGACAATGCGTAAGACGCTGCACCAGAAAATGTGGCAGGGATAATCTGTTCGCCGCCGTTTCTATTCAGCCCACCCGCCCCAACACCGCGCGAAGAAGTAATAAAGTAAGCGGAGTTTCCGGCACCGACGGTTCTAACAATCGGGCCAAGCGACAGAATATCGGAAACCCCCGTAGCAGCCGCCGCCACCTCCCACGTAACGCCGTCGTCGGAGGAAAACAAAATCTCGCGCGTACTGACACCGGACGGCGTAACAAGAATGCGCCCATTAACCGATGCGGCCCGCACAAACGGATTGGATGAGGCGGTGTAGTTTTTAATTGACCGTACAACAAAAGAACTGCCGTCTGTAGTTATGGCTATTTGCCCAGACGAATAGACGACACACACTCGGTTGCCAATTGCAAATGCGGAACGTGGTACTCCGGTTATTCCAGTCGGCGTTGGCATCGCTGTTATTGTGGCAAAATCATTGGTTGTAATAAATGCAGGATCAGTCGAAGATCGCATCAGCACTGCCACAGAGTTTGCCCAAGCGATAGTTGTAGATGCCGAAGTGAGTGCAAAAGGAATTGACCTGTTGGTGAACGAAGCCCCAAAATTACCAGTGGTAGTAATTGTGGACAGGCTGTCATTGCACATTAAAAACTTACTGGCATCCGCACTGTTATTTACAAAGCGACTTCCCGAATTCAAACTCGGTAACTGATTTAGACCTCCCGAGGTAGTCCAACTAACCCCACCATCAATACTATATCGCGCAGTTGCACCGCTGACACCATCAAAAGTGCCGCTACCGGCGACAAAGAATGCATTGTTGCCGGATGCTTTCATCCACACGAACTGATTGGCCAACGTAAGACCCGTCGCGCCCAAAACGGCACTTGTAGCATCAACCCCAACGTCTGCCCCGTACCCACTTGTACTAGAAGACGCTGCTGTAGCTGTTTGCGCCGAATTTGATCCCCAAGTAATAACTCTGTTGGCACACCTAAACTGCCAAATAGTTGTGTTGCCAGAGCCCAAGTAAATCTCACCAAGGGTGCTATTGAAATAGCCTTGTTGACTGAGGGCACTACTACTGACCCCGAACGAAGAAGTGTTAACAAACAAACCGCTGTATGCAATGGATTGATTACTCCATGTATTACCACCGTCATTGCTGAGCGCGTAAAGTAGACCCCCACCCGATGTGGTTACTGCAACAACTTGGTTGGCGTTTGTTGGGTTAACGTACGCATAGTTATAGCCTACTGACGGACTAATCTGTCTGAAGGAAACGGTGCTGCCGGAAAAGACATACGCTGCGCTGTTAGTGCTACCATTACCGGCGAGCACAACAGAGTTGCCCATTGCCTGAGGTATAGGGTCAAACAAACCAAAGGCGGCTAGACTCGTCCCCGCAATGGGTCTGAATGTAGCGTTAAACGTTGCTGACCCAATACTTCTTAGATCGGGCCTGTTACTGGTGAATGTGTCCAAGAAATCCACAACCGCCTGCGACACTTGCGTCTTTCCGATGAAGATATAAGCCGAACCCAACGAACCGTAGGTGCGCCCGTTTACGGTCGTCAAGTCGCCCGAATTTGGGCGGTCTTCAATACTCCCGACCCCCAAATCTTCTGCGGCACCGCCGCCCTGCTGTCCTACATAACTTGGCATCTCTATATCTCCTTAAATAGTTTCTTCGAAACCGCGAACTTGGATGGTCACATCCCCTGCGTCGTCCGGCAAAGAAATGACAATGGTGTCACCCGCGTCCAGAACCAACCCCGTGCGTTCAAACGTCTGCGCCACCGACAGAGCCAACTTGTCCAGAGTGCTGTCCGGCAGCAAAAGGAAGTCGTCAATCTGCGTGTTGATGGCTGTCTGCGTGGCAAGGGGCAGCGTTTGCTGCGTGAGTGCAGTTGCAGCAATGGTTGTGGTCGGCACCGTGATCGCCGTGGCTGTGCGGAACTGTACCGATCCGTTATTCGACAGTGCGCCCGAATCATCAAGGTAAGCACCGATCAGCATGTTTTGGTTGGGGGCGCTCACGATTCGGGAGCCAGAACTTAGGGTCTGATTTACCGTGACCGAAACCCCTCGGTATGTGTACACAAACGGTCGCGGATTGCCCGTCACCGTGTAGTTCTGTGTGTACGTCGTGGAGCCGTTTGCGCCGCCAAGACTTATGGCAACCCCGAAGCCAAAAAGATCATTCGCCACAGGAGCGAGGTTATCTATTGTCTCAATCAAAGTCCAAGCCGTGCCACTTCGGGTATACAAATACGCCCTTCCTTGGTCAACCACGGCATCGTTAAACAGATACGAACCCACCAACAGATTACCTGCGGAGTCCATTGCAAGCCCGGTACCGAAATT